CGGGGGACCCCCTGAGCGCTCAACATAAGAAGAGGCCCAGAGGGCATTACACACAACACACGCGTAAAAGAAACAAATGGGGGACACAAGGTCAACCCCTAAGTGAAGAAAAACATGAAAAAGTGTGTTTTTGTGTTTTTTGTTTGACAAGGGGTTCGCTGTGGTTCACTTAGAGTGTGCTTTTTGTGGGGGAGTAAGTGTAAATTACCCTTAACCAATCCTACAGACCACATTCCACTACAGTTATAGGTCTAGGTGTTGTTTTTAACCTTCGTTGACTTCAGTCAGCTCTGAGTTAACTCAGAGTGTCCCCCCTGCGTCCATATATACCACCTCTTAAGATGGATGTTGTATAAAGGCTTTGTCGATACTCCTAACCGCAGGGATTGCTAGAGCCTCCACAGCGGTAACGACCTGTTCTTCAGTCTTTGAAGACATTCCGTAGTTAGCCCCACTGAGGTCTAGTGCACAATGCACCACTTCGTGGACAAGGGTAGACCTGAAGAGGTTTACATCCTTAAAACACGCCTTACTGATGTTGATTTCCCGGACGTTACCGTCGTATTCGCCAAGGCTTCCGTCGGGGAAGGACTCAACGATGTTAAGGGGAATGTCCATCCCCGCTACCCGGAGGTTGATTCTGTCTTTGTTTATACCCATGTGGTTCCTTTGTTGCTGAAGTTGTCCATGAACTTTTCTAGTTCTTCTTTGAGAAGGTCTTGTTTGCGGTCCCCCATGCGCCTGTCGGCATCCTGTGCCATTTGTTCTGTCCAGTAGGCCACGGCCATGCTCAGGGCGTCGAGGCGGTCATCGTGGGTGATGGCTCCGCGTTGACTGGTGAGGCGGGAGAGCTGGTATATGAGTTGGTATTTGAGTTGTGAGTCGTTAGGGTAGCGCTGTGCGCTCTCGTAGTCCTTCTGGATGACCTTGGGGTCGATAACGAGCCTGTGTTGGTTCATAACAGGCTCAAGGGTGTCGATGATTCTACGTTCCTTTTGGGTGTTGTGTCTGACCTCCTCGATGGTGCAGGGGTGTATTTTGGTTAGGATGGGCTTGAACAACTCCACAAACATACCGTCACCGAAGTTACTCTCGACCACGATGGCGTTCACCTTGTGTTCCTTGGCTTTGATGGCAAGGGCTTTTAGGGTGTCGTCACCGTAGCCTCCTTGCATCCCTCCGCCGTCCGGGACGTAGAGGTAACCGTTGAGCATTTTGACAACGCTGAAGGCTGTCTCGTCTTTTCCTCGACCAGAGGGGTCAATGGACATTACAGAGCCTGTGTATGGGATGTAGTCTCCAAGGGTTTGCATGGGTCTGTAGAAACGGTCCCCTGAGAGCCCTACGTTGGGCACAGAGGAGTCCCACTCCAAATTAGGGTCACGGGCCCACACAAGCTTCTCGGGGGCCACTGTGGGGTCTACAGACATCACTACGAGGTCGCTGGTCTTAAGTGGGTATCGGTCTAGGTCACTTAGGCGGGTATCCAGCATGAACTGCATGGCAAACCCGGTGCGACCGTAGGAAGCTTCTCGCTCCGCTAGGTCGATGTCGGAGAACCGTAGGGGTTCGGTGGACTCTCCTTCAAGCTCGTCCTTGACGCAGTAGTCGCTTACGGTTCCGTCGTAGGATGTCTCGTTTGTCTTCTGGGTGATGTATTTGGCTGGCCAGATGCGCTTCTTGTAACCCCGCTCGGTGAGCTTGTTGTAGATGGTGTCTTCGCACTGAGGGGTTCCCAGAAAGAGTATCTTTGACTCGTCTTCGGGCTTGATGATGGCGTCGAACTCCTTGACCTGCTCGCCCAGCTTATCGCGCATCCCTTGGGTGGCGCTGTTACCAACAACCTCAATATCGTCCGCAACAATGATGTCAGCTCGGGAGCCCGTCAGTTGAGACGTGACTCCCAAGGATTTGACGGAGGGGGCGTGGGAGGCGGGGGCTGGTCCGACATCGAAGGAGATTTTGGAAAATCGCTGTGAGGCGGTGGGTCTAAGGTGAGCGAGAATAGGGAGTTCATGGATGAGTCTAAGTGTAAAAGTGCTGAAGTCATCTGCTCTTGTCTTTGAAGCAGAGACGACAAGTATGTTTTTGCTTGGGTCGAGGAGGAGTTGGTGCACAATGTATGCAGAGCAAATCCAACTCTTACCGACTCCCCTAAAGCCTTCGATAATAGCTCGTCTATCTCCTCCTTGCATGTATGCGGCGATTTCATATTGAATAGGTGTGGGGTTGGGGAGGTTTAGGTGCTTCCAGACAATATACAAGAAGTTCCTAAAGTCTTTTATTTTGTCTGGAATGTCCACTATTACTTATTGTTTCCTCGGTTCTTCTTCTTACTCTGAATCTTCAGGTTACTCGCCCCGTTGTTCTGAGGGTTACGGTCTGCGTGATGCACATCCTTACCCTGAACCGCCTTTTTGCCTCTCTTCTTGATGACAAGACTACGGGCCTTGTTACGACCAGCCCGGCGCTTCTTCTGTCGCGCTGTTTTGTGGTAGGTGTCGTATTCTTTTCTGTAGTTTCTAGCCATTGGATGCTGCGTCAAAGGGTAAGATTTCTGCCAGTTGCTCCAGAGGGTTGCCTTTGGATAACCCGGCGTGGATGCCGTTGTCCTTCAGTAACTGCCTAGCAGCGTTGAGGTCGCTTGGTGCGGCCTCGCCTGACTTGATACGTGCGATAAACTCGTCAATAAGCAGCCCTTGGAGGGCGTTGAGTTTGTCTTCTTGGGTTTCTACTTCGTCTTGCATTCCTTGAGAATTCTAATGAGTAAATAAAGTAAGCTCAGTAAGCCTACCCCGATACCAACGAGAGCGTTGATGTCCGATAGCGTAAAGGTTCCTAACATTCCTACGATGCCTACTGCTGCTGGGGTGTGGGTGGAGTCCATGGGTCTATTAGGCTAGTTTTCCGTGGACTACAAAGGCTATATCTCTGGCATTCTCGTCGGGTCCAATATCGAATTGAGTAGTGCTTATGATATTTACTGTGACTCCATAAGCAGCTGTGCCGTACTCATCAGTAGCACTCGCTAACTGTTCCTCGGTAGCGGTTACGACGTAGTTTTTGTCGGCCATTGCGTTAGACAGAGTTACTCGGGTGAAGTCCGGGTCTCCGTCCACGGGGTCGCTATAAGCTGACGGAGCAACACTGGTAACATTGTAATCACCTGTGACCAACGCGGTTGTCCCTCCGGTAGTTCCTGCTAAAACTATACGCCCATAAGCCTTAGCAACACCGGGGTGGTGCTTTAGAGTCGATGCAACACAAGTCTTGCCGTTAGACGCCTCGCCTTGCATGTCAGCCTTCTCCGCAAGAGAAGAAGCTGGAAAGGTCAAAGTCTTCGACGACAGGTCCAACGTCGAGGCCAGCTTGGGAGCTGTGACCGCACCATCGTCGATTTTATCTGTCTCTACGGCGTCAGCCGCCAGCTTATCAGAGTTGACGCTTAGGTCTTTGATTTTAGCTGTCTCCACAGCGTCGGCAGCCAGCTTACCTGCTGTGACGGCTCCGTTTAGGATTTTAGCGTTCTCGACCGCGTTGGAAGCCAACTTAAGGGCTGTAACCGCGCCGTCTACAATGTCATCAGTAGCTTGGAGTGTCCTTGTTCCGCTTGCTGATGCGTCTTCAACAGCTTCCTGAGAAGCAAACAACGCCTGTCTGTAAGCGGTGTCCAAGTCAGACTCTGAAATACGAGAGCCAGACTGGAAGTCAACGATAGGGCTAAGTGAGGTTGACCTGTAGATTCTTGCTGTGCCACTTGTAATTTCTGTGCCTCCGGGGACAACCGCAGGAGACATAGTAAATGGTAAGTTATCATCAACAATAGTTACCAGCTTGGTCACTGGGTCTACACTATCGATAGCTATAGACTGGTATTCACCGCTTTCTTTGAAGATTAACTTGATGTCATCCTTAGAGATGTAATCAAAATCAAACGGACCGAAAACTTTTTGGTCCCATCCGTTAAGTCCTGTGGAATACCCTAAGCCTTGTAGGGTTATTGTATTATATGAATTTGGCATGGTATTTTATCTTAATAGTTCAGCTAAGTCAGCTCTAAGTTCTTTGAACTCTCTGTGGGTTTGGCGTCTAGCCTCTGCTCTGTATCTGTTAATTACTTTGGTAATTGCTTTAGACCTCGGGTGGTCTCTATGTCTGTTTTTTTCAGTGATTGGAGGAAGACGCTGGTAAGCGTTCGATTCAATTAGCCTCCTCAAGTTTTGACGAAGCGTTTTCTGAGCAGGACCAAGCTTAATGGTTCCCGAAAGCTCCTGCATACGGTCGTAAGCAGTTTGGTCCTTATCGTTCCTGTAGTCCCTATAACTAAGACGGTTTCCAGCGATGTTACGCACGTCTCCCATAGGTTTACGACCAACCGCTTGGTGTTCAATCTCAATATCAACAATGTCGTTGGAGATTTCAGAAGAGAAAAGAGGGTTGATTCCCTTCCTAAGCGACCCGGTGTTGTCCTTGCTTTTTCTGCGTATTTCACCAAAGGCGTTCCGCTGTGGCATGATTTTTCCTCCGGGTCGCATAGACTCGGGTAGACGCTTACGCATCTTATCCAATAAGCCTCTAGCTTCTAAGATAGCAGGTTCTTCCTCAAAGACGTTCTGGGACCAGTTGAGTCCGTTAGGAACGAAACCACCTAAGATGTTTCCTCCCACTTTTTCAAAGGATTCGGCTGGCTTCTCCATTACGTCCAGAAGCTCACCTAAGTTCTCAATGTAGGATTTCTTCATCGTGTTGTCAGCAATAGACGTTGCAATAACAGAAACGACTTGAAAGAACTCATTTTGCTTTTCTTCAAACTCCTCCTCGTCCCCGAACTCGCTAACTCCGGTATCTCTCATGTCGGAAAAGCCTTTTGAAATATCCGCCATCATACCAAGAGTAGTAGCAAACGGGTCGAGACGTTGGTAGCTGTGCCATTTGTCGCCCCACTTAATAGCGAATGGAATCTTACCTGTAGCAGCCCAAGCTGCGCGTTTACCGGGGTCCTCTGGAGGAGAACCCGTGATTCGCTCTCCAAGGGCTTCGATGTTCATAAGTAAAGCTCCTGTAGACAAGATACCTGTAGATAAGCGCCCAACAGCTTCGGCTGATTTAATACCACTCTCGTTTTGAATGAGGTTCAAATACTTTTGAGCATTTTCTCGGGCTTGCCTCATCTCGCCAAAATCTGCTTTTTTTGCGGCATCATCAGCAAAGGTTTTCGCGTCAAAAGCTTCAAAGTCTTTCTTTGTCTTACGCACGTTTGCTATCTCTTTGACCAGTTTAACCGGCCTTGGTATACTGCGACCCAAGGCGAACAAAAGAATGTTTGAAGGTGTCCTAACGAACGGAATAACAAAACCCATCCAAGGGCTCATTTGCGCCATTTCTCCGGTCTTCTTAAAGAACGTATTGGTAACTTCGTTAGTAAAGGTGTTTACAAGAGCCCAATCTTTACCCGCTTCGACCAGCGCCTCTCTTTGGGAAAACCCGATGCTGTCGTCATATACAACATCTTTTACGCGTTTGAGTTTATTCGTATCGTAGTGGTCTTTCATGTAACCATTGATGAACTTCCTCTCGTCGGTGATGTCTTCTCCAGCCTTACGAGCTGCTACAAGAGCCTCCACTGCTTCGCGCCTTATGTTTTCCTCATTACGAAAACGACCCTTTGCAGTAATAGTAGTATTGAATCCGTTCTGAATGTGTTCCGCTAGTTTACCGGGTTCTCTGTGAAGACCTTTTTGGTATCCGTCTACAGCAAGAGACGTCTTGATACGCGCTCGGTAGCTCATCTGTTTGAAGAACTCATCACCCACCATCATTGCGCGAGTGGGATGCCTAACGACGTGTCCGATGAAGTTGAAAGCGGAACGAAGAAGGGTTCCGTCAGGGTTATCTACTCTAATCTCTCCTCCTTTTTTTAGCATACGGTCGTCCCTGAATGCAGTAAACCCGGTGATTGACCGGGCTTCATCATCAATTCCTGACTTCCACGCGTATTTAACAGAGTCTTTGAAACTCTGGACGTCAAACATAGCCCTAAAGTTAGCCTTAACTAACTTGACGTTACCTGTCATAACGCCCCCTGCGATTGACTCAATGTGGCGTAAGGGAAGAACGAGCGCTCCACCTAAAAAGTTCACAGCCCAAGAAGTAGGGGAGCCTAGAATAGCGTTGTAATACCACTCCTGAGAAACAGCGAGACCTTTGCGCCCCGCTAACGTCCACTGAGATAAACCTCTATTGACGCCTATTTGGTTAAAGTCCTTAGCCATTTGGTTCATGTCTAATACCTCTCCTGAGTTCTTAAACAACTTTTGAAGGTCTTTGATAATTCTTTTGTCGCTGAGATTACCCCTGTTCTGTCTCCGGTAAATCTCACCTTGTTTCTTCATGGCGTCCTCCAAAGCTACTCCTAGAGTCCTGTGCTGCCCGGCTATGTCCCTACCTAGAGCGCTTTGTCCTGTGAGGTATAGGTCATTACGCTGTCTCATTCCAAGCGACAACTGAGTTCCAAAGTCAGCCCAGATTTCTTGAAGAGCTGTCCAGCGGTCCATGGTTGAGAAAACCTCCGTCATCGCCTCGTCTTTGTTTAAGACGGCCGCTCCTTTTGGAGTCTGCACTTTGGCGGTTCCGTTTTTTAAAGCATACTCGGCGCTTGCTACTTTATCTTTTAAGTCTTTTGCGACGCCGTTCAAGGCGTGGTAGAGAGTTTCAACTTCGCTTCTGAAAAGCTCCAAGTCCTTAGTTCTACCTCGGAATACGGATAAGTCTAGTTCTCCCTTACCTCCTGCTGCCTCATAACCACGATTTGCAATTTTGCTCGTTTCCTCGTAAAACTTTTCTTGAGCCTCTTGGCTCATTTTGCCTTGCTTTTTGCCTTGTTTACTGGCCTTCATAGCAACCTTAGACGCGTGCATAAGAAAACCACGCATTTCAGGAACACTATTTAGAACCCTGACGGCGCTAGCCATTGCTCTAGGGTTGGTTTTGTCATACAACCCGGCTTCTTTAACTGTCTTGGCTACGTGGTCGTCGATGGTTTCTATTAGGTGCTCTTTTCCACCTGCCTTAGACTCGTTTACCATGTCCTTAGCAATGGCTCGCTTAGTTTGAAGAGTAGAATTAGCTCCTGTCACGCCGCGACTCAATAACCATTCATCGAGTTGTTTTTCGGTAGCTTTATCAGGGTTGAGTTTTCTTGCGGCTTCTTTTTTAGCGTTCCAACTTTTTCTTACATTTTCCTGCGTGGCTCGCGAGGCGGCTCTCTCTGCTTTGGTTTGCGCCGGGAAGGGGTCGCCTTTAAGGTCAATGTCGTTGTCGGGTTTGATGACGCGTGTGCGTCCTTCGTTTCCTTTCTTGATGCTTCTTTGCGCTGATTCGGAAAAAGACTTAAGAGGAACTCTAGCGACCTTTGCGTTTTTTAGTTCATCTAGCTCAGCCTTACTTAAGTTAAACGATTCAAGACCGTCAAAATCAAAAGCTTCCACTTTAACCATTCCGTCTTTATCTAAAACTGCTCCAATGTTTTTCCCTCCAATATCTGTCTCCACTAGTCTTTTTACGTAAAGTGGATTGCTTTCTAGGAGTTCTAGTAATAGCTTTTTATCTTTATCGGTCTTTCCTACGATTTGACTGACCTCAACACCAGCGGGTCTTTGTTTACTCCCGTAGGCTATGACATTACCTGTCTCATCCCGAAGCGGAATAAATACAGTATCTGAGACAAGGTCAGGATTTGCTTCCCTAATCTTTTTGAGTTCTTCAGCTTGTTTTCCTAATATCTCCACAGTATCAGCAGTGTGAAACTTGTAAAAACTCTGGTTCGCTTTATTAAAGAAGACGAGCGAATTACCTGTCCTTACGTGGGTCAATGAACCTTCAGGAAGGCCGAAAAGGCGACTCGCCGCAGACTCTGCTCTAGCCTGTTCAGCCTCTTTTCCTTTGAAAAATTTCCCGCCATGAGCAGAATGCTCGCGAGTTAAATCCCCCAACTCTTTTCCTGCTTCCATGTCAGCCTTCAAGCCCTTTTCGAGTTCTGCGTCCGTCACTGTTCTAGCGGAAGACGGAAGACCCGCTTCCGTGTCGCGAATAGCCTCCTGAACACCCCGAGGTCGTGTAGTTTCGCTAAGAGCTTCTCCAGTTTGCTCCTCCCAATCTGTTGCGTTTTTAAGGTCGTTGTTTCGGTGAGCTGATTCCTTCAAAGCTAATGCCTCGTTAGGCGTTACCTGAAGCTCTGGGTCATTCAGAGCGTCGTTAAGGGCTTTGAATTCGTCTACTTCTGCTCCTTCTTTTAGTTGGAGTTTTACGTTTGCGTTTTTACGCGCAAAGACGCCAAATATTTTTTGCAACGCACTAACAGCCTCCCCTTGTTCTGGGGTTTTAATGGCTGATTCAGATGTCACTTCAACCGCCTCCCTCTTGGGCCTTACAGCTCTATATCCTTTACCTATACCGAGAAGTCCGAGACCAATAACCTCACCAACAATAAGACCCTCTAAAGCAAACTTACCACGCTCGATTAGCTCGTTACTGTTTTCGTCGTCAGGGTCGTAAGCCAACCAATTAATAACATCTTGAACATGTCCTCCTCCGCTTTCGTGTGTAGCCAGTAAGTTCGCAAGACGTTGCTCCTCCCCTTTGAAAACGAAGAACTCAGAAATAGCACCACCCGTGGCGAACTTCACGTTAGTCTTTGTAGCAGATTTTAGTCTGCTCAAGTTCTTCATTGATTTAGCAGAGAGGCTGAGTTGGTTCTTAGAGAAACTCTTGATGGCTTCTTTGCTTTTAGACAATGTTGCTGCTGTTCCTTTTAACTTAGAAGCCTTTCCTATCCAAGACGCTGCCTTTACACCGGGAATAAACCCAGTAGCAAACTGAACAATAGATTCGCCAGCTTTACCTACGCCTGTCTCCGGTCTTCCTAACCATGATTTCTTTCTGTCGTAAAAATCCCACAGTCGGTCCCCGCTTACAAAATCAAAGAAATTCCAAACACCTTCTACTGCTCCTTCTACACCACGCGGTAGAGACATTGCAATTTCTTCAGCGTAGTCTCCCGCTGTAAAATCTTTTTCTTGCGGCTCCGCCTCTTCTTGGGGCTCCGCTTCTTTCTGGGGCTTGTCTTTATTCTCGCTAAAAAGAGGCTGTTCTACTGGTTGCTCAAGCTCTATTTGCTCCTCTTGCGACGGTGGTTGAACCTCTTCTTCAATAGGTGCTTGCGGTGCTGCCTCCTGTAACTGCCCAATCTGGCTCTGTTGTTGTAATCGGTCAAACGAGTCCCCTTGTAGGGTTGCTCTGTCGAATGAATCTAATTTATCAGTCATGTTCGCTTAATTGAGTGTTTACTTAGTCTTGGCTGTTCTTTGGTTGGAGTAATAGGCGTTGTTATACTGAGCCTTAAGAAAACTAAATGCGTTGTCGTAACCAAACGCGCTACTCACTTCTTCTAGCTCCTTTATGCTCAAACCTACTGCTTTTCTTATCTTGTCAACGTCATTGAATGTTGGCTCTGAGCTACCAAAGGGTAAGCCTGTGACTGGCGGCTGATTTTCTTTAAATACATCATGACGAAGAGTTACGTCTCGGCTTATGTCGTTGTTCCAATCCGCATGCGTATTGACGTTTCCGTCAGCGTCGCTAGAAATATGAGAATCTAACGTTGCAACACCCGAAAAATCGAAGTCGCCGGGTCCGGGTTTCTTATAGGGTTTTATATTTAAAAAATCATCTCCCATCTTAACAATGAAAGGTGTTCGTTTTCTTCTGGACCAAGGCTGAAGAGGGTTTACCGGAGCAATTCCTGAAGCTAAACCTTTTATCTCTTCTATTGTGACTGAGGTTGAATAGTTAGCTTCTGCTGCTGCGTTCATTTCACCAATCAACCCCTCATAGTGTTTTTCTACATCTTTTGTCCAGAAAGAGCGTCCATATAATGCTAGACGTGTTGATATATCTTGAACCTGTTCATGCGCGTCCCCTCCTTCTTCAGTGTATTGCTCCATTCGCGCCTTAAGTGCTTTTTTGGTGCTTACATAAGTCTTATTAAGTGCTTTTGCTTCTTGAGAGCTTTCAGCAAAAGCGTTGCTTAGAACCAAACCAGAGGCTACTTCTATTGCTCCTTGACTTAATCCCAGCTTAACAACCTCCTCGAAAGTCATAGTAGGATGTTCGTTTTGTAGTCTTTTAAGTCTTTCTGTCGGGACTAAAGCAGCATTTGGTAGTAGAGAACGTCTGTCCTCGGCGTCTCCATCTAACTTTCTTGCATACTCTTGGTTTGTTTTAGCATGTTTGATAAGGGCTCCAGCGAGGTCGTCTTCAAGGTTTTTGCTTAGCTCGTTAAATCCCTCTTTGTAAGCTTTGGTGAAATCGTCTTCTGTTGCATCTTTTGGTAGCGAGGCTAAGACTTGGTCATTTAAGTTATTTAGGTCCCTTGTGTAGCGAGTGATAACCCCAGTCGGCGTCCCGTTTACAACTGCTGTCAGGTCGTCTATCTCGCCCACCATGAACCCCCCACCAGAGTCCTTCAGACCCGGTGTTACTAGTGTGCCTTCAGATTCAAACCCTTTAACGAAATTAGAAATTAAACCAGAGATGCTTACAGAATCACCGCCCGGAAACGAGTCAACACCGATGCCGATTTTCTGTAAAACGCGTAAAAGTCCTTCCCTCCTGTCGAGCCTTGGAAGGTGCGGAACTACACGCGCCATCAGAACGTCAGTCACAGCGTCTAACCTGTCTCCACCTCCCTTAATCCCGTTGACTAAGTCAAAGGCGTATGTATACAACTTATCATCTGTGATTTGTGCTATTTGGTCACGCAACAAAGGAAAGCGGTCAAGTAGTTTTTCTCTGAGTTGGTCAGGAGTTTCGTTTACGTCTATGAGGTTCGCTGTCGCCAATGCTATATCTTGAGGAGACATACTTGTACTTAATTTAGGTAGTTTATCTGCTGTCTCTTGCCAAGCCACGGAAAAAGCACTGTTTTCCTTTTTCACCTCGTCGATAGCCGTCTTCTCAACCGTTTCCTCAACTTGAGCCTGAAGAGAATCAAACTCAGGAAGCTCTTTGAATGGTCTATTGTTGATGTGAAGTTCATCAGTCACCTCATCGAAGAACGCTTGGAACTTAACAGCTCCATCGTGTGTGCGAGCCATCATTCCATAAAGACCGGGAGTTGATGGGATTCCGCGAGCAGGGTCACCTTGAGTTCCAAACAACACTGCCTGAGCCTTTGCTTGAGACATACCCGAAAGTTGTGCAAACCACGGAGCCTCGCCTATCAATCCTTCTTGACCGGGACTCAACTCAGCATACGCTTTCATGGCTCCAATCATGTTTTGCGTGTTGAGAGTCTCTGATTCATCCATGAGCGCACTTGCTAGTATAGGATTCTTAGCGGCCCTTAAGCGGTCTGTAGCTTGAATAAACCCTTTACCCAACTCGCCTTCCGGGTCGAGCTTTTTCAACAGCATGAAATCACGCAAGGTTTTCTGTGCTAGGTCAGTCGCCTCTTCGCGAGACAGACTAGCGCCGTTGGGGTTGTCCGCTAAGCTCTCTATGAGTTCTTTGGTCTGCTGTCTGTGGTATTCATCATACTCTTCCGCGTAGGTAGCTCCAAGGAGACGCAAAGCTCGTTGCCCGTATAAAGGAGACTCGGTGTGCTCTCCGGGGTTGGCTTTTTCAACACCAAGCTCCGCTTTGGCCACTTTGGCTTTTTGGCGTCGGACTTGGTCGTTCGCCTCCTCAATCATCTTTTCAACTTGCTCGTCGTTTGATTGAGACAACATGTAGTCCCACGCCGCGTCGTCCCGGCGAGTCTGAGCTTCGTCTAGCGCTATGGACTGTTGCTTGACTGTTTCATCAAGAATGTCTCCTTGAATCATAGCGCCCTTGAGTTTAAGGTCAGCGTCTTTACTTGCTATTTCCTGTAGGTTAAGCTTGCTCTGTAAGCTGTCACCTTTTAGCTCGGCTTGTTCTTTCTGTGCTTGGTAAGCACTGAACTGACCTAAGATACCGCTCACGGTCCCCAACGAATTAGACAACCTACCTAGACTGGTCTGAGAGATTGGAAGAGGCTTTTGAACTCCAACTCCATAAGTTCCTGCTTGACGAACAGAAGAACGAAGAACGTGCTCCCGCTGCATTTCTTGAGCTTGCTGTCTCTCGTCGGTCCTGAGAAGAGCAGAAAGGGGGTTTTTCTTAGTTGCCATAGTGTATTATCGGGATGTGTTTTTGCGCTGGATTCCGAATAGTGCTCTATTGGTTTGGGCGGTTCCGGTTCTAATTCCAGCGGCTGTTCTTTGCTTACCCAAGTTGTTGACTTGTTGCTGAGTATTTCTGTAAGCCTTCTCTGCTGCTCTTTCTTGACCTCTCATGACTCCGCGACTGAGATTAGCATTATCTGTCTGCATGTCATAGAGTTCTCCTTGCTGGTAAGTGCCAATCATACTCCCTGCGGTCCCTAAGATTGTTCCTAAGTAATCAGGCTGAGCGATGGGTTGATTGATTCCAATCATGTTAGTGACATACTGCTCACCAGAATTAGCAAGCCCAAGTCGGCGTGATGAGTCGTTTAAGCGAGCCTGTAAAGCCAAAGCGGATTGGTAATCTGCATTGCTTCTTTCGAGGTCTTGCAGACCAAGACCCACGGATGTTCCTGCTACATTGACTGACTCAGCAGCGACGGTCCCAGTGGAAACTGATGCTTCAGATTCGCGTTGAGCCTTAAGCGCCTCCTGAGCCATTGAGGTTTCTTCCTGACTCTGCTGCATACGCTCAGAGCGCATGGTCATTTGCTGTCGCTGCATTTCGCGAACAGAGGCGGCACTTTGAGCGGCTTCTTGCGCTTCTGCCTGTTGCTTTTGGGCTGAGATGGAAGCAATTCCTTGCGCGGCCTGAATACCCATCATCGCCATTGTTAAGGGTTCACACATGTTACTTTGTTATTTTGAATTTTCTGAAAAGTTCTTCTTTAATTTTTACGGGTTCTCCGAACTCCGCACCACACCATTTTAGCCATTTGATGCACACAAGGTTATCCGTATGTATCCAATTAGACACAGAACCATAATGACTAGCTAAAGACCAGACCCATTTCCTGCAATGCTTTAGAAAGTCTTTTGCGTATCGTTCTACTTCATTAGTCCCTAGCATCCAGATGAAAGGCTCATGGAACTCTCCTGCTCCGAACATAGCCATGACTTTGTCATCCTTGGTCATAACGGTAAAGCTCATATCGCTAACGTTCATAGACGACTCAACAGCTTTTGATGGCGCTGAGCCAACGCAAAAGCATTCAAGTTTGTCCATTTCCCTCATACCCTCAGTAAGCTCTTTAGCGTGCTCTTTGGTGGCGATGAGAATGGTATGTCCTTCGGGTGTTGTTTCTACTACACTAGCCATAGCGTCTGGAGCGTTGATGAATGAATGACTCAAACTCTGCACTTTGGAAGTTAGAGGGCATGGCCGAGGAGTTTTCAACGGTAATGGTAGTTTGTTCAGGGTCTGAGAATACAGGGAATCGAAAACGTCCCGACTCTAAAACAGAATTACCCTCTATGGTATGCTGCACGATAGAGGCGTTGAACTCCGCAGTCGAGGTGTTTCTTAGGTCAGGTGTGACTTTGACTTCAAAGTGTGCCGTGTCCTCGAAAAATAGCGTTCCTCCACGCACTCGCATTTTACCATCGGTGCGTGTCATGTTCTGCCCGGCCTGTGCTTTGAACAACAACTTAGAGAAAGTATACTTCATGGTGTATTTAACCCCAGCATAGAGCGACTCAGCGACGCCAGTCAATCCCCCGCTAACGGTGTTGTTTTTGAAGGTAACAACAGTCTCAGAGCCGTTTGGTGTGGTCTCTAGGTTTTGAATAAGAAGACCGTCTTTGGTGTAGACTTGTAACTCCTCGTCGTCCTTGAGCAAGTAGGGTAAAGTAAATGTTGGAACAGCTATAGTAGCGTTGAGAGTTACAACAACACGTCTGTCTAGGTTCGTGTTGTATCCTTCAGGGTCTCTCTGTTTGTTACCCATGCTTATCTTAAGTAGATGCGTCTGGTTTGTGTCGGAGATAGACTGAACAATATACAACTCAGATTCGATGAACGTAAGACCCCTGATACCACCACCGCTTACGGTGAACTTACCCCAAGAGCTTAGAACTTTCTCGTTTCCTTTGAAGAAGTATTTGTAGACGTAGACGTCGTTACCATCAGTAGTAGCCATTAGACTCTCTGCGCTGGACCCAGAAAGAGCCACAAGACCCCCTCCGCTAGTCTTTGGGATATACTGAGGAACGTGAGCTGTGATTTCGTTTGCGTCAAAGTTGTCGGTATTTGCGTTTACAGTGAACTCACGCACTCCCATGAAGTTGCCTCGCACAAACGGGAAGTAGATATACGAACCAAGACCAATCGGGTCTACCGACTTGTCGTATTCGTATTCTGTAATCTGGTTAAACGAGACAGTCTTGGGTGTCAACAAGTCTCCGCCTCGGAGGACAAACTGACTGAAGTCGGAGAACAATATCAAGTTGTCTTGGAACGAAATGGCAGCTCTAAGCTTGGTCACCTTGTCAGACGAAAGGGTGGCGTCGATTGGGTCTCCGTCCAGCAGTGTTGTAACTGAAGTCCGGTAGAAGTTGTATCGTTGTAAGTCCAACTCACTGTCGTAACCTCCAAACTTCACTTCACTCATGGAAACCGACGAGTTAGACAAGAAGCCTAGACGACTCTTGAACTGGAACACCCGTTGAATGGTATTACCAATAAAGGAAGGGTCGGGGTTTGACAGCTCATCCCCTGCGTCCAGCTTATCCAAAGGCATGTGATTCAGCTCAAATGCGTTTACGGCTGTGCTCTTGAGAATCAAAGGCATTGTATTCGAGTCGATGCGGTCGCTCACGTTGCCTCCGCTGGTTTCAAACCAACCACCGTCTCCAACAGAACCGTCTGCCAAGGACGGGGTGTGGCCATTAACCAAGAACTGAACATACCTGTCGTCTTCCGCTGCATCTACGTCGCCTTGAACGGCAATCTTAAACCTGTGGATAGCGGTGCTGGGTAGGTCCGCTAGGTTAGGAATTGATTTATATGCAACCCCAAGGCCCTCTCCAGCCATTGAATCGTCTACTTGAATCCTAAAGTCAGCAGGTCCGGTAATAACGCCAATTTGGTTACCTTTGAGACTTACGGTGAACGATGTGTCTGAGGCCAGAGAAGGGTAGTCTAGGTAGGAATTATTTTCCGCCAATACAGAAGCGCTGCCGAGGTCGGAAATAGCGTGGGCAGTTATGACGTGGTTAAGAGGTTTATCGTAGCGGTCAGCGCTCGTAGCGTTGCGCCCTCTTCCGACCGGGTCTGCAACGGTTCTAGGTCCATCAGCGTCCGTAGCTACGCCCTCAAACAAATTCTGTATGATGTAATCCGACTCGGCTTCAAAAGCGGTGTTATACATCGACTCCGTGTCGTCGTGCTCATAACTTCTCTGCGAAGGCCCAGAGTAAGTCCAGTTCTCATAAACGGTCCCACCAGCGGTCGTAATAGACAACCCATACTTGCGGTCGTAGTCACCCTGCTTCACAAACACCAAAGCCTCTGAGCTTAAAGGAGCACTCGTTGTGGAGTCTTTAGCCACCTTCTTCTTGGTATTCAAGACGTAGGTGAAGTCACCAGTAGTAAACAGCTTTAGGTCGTCCACGGGGACCGTAGGCGTCGAGTCGTCAACGCCGTGAGTAAGGTAGTTACGCGTTTCAAGAATTAGCTCTGCGTTATCTGCGTTGTCTACAGTGTATTCAACTGTGTTTTGGTAGGAGCCAGTCCCAGAGCCATACAGTGTAACGTCCCCGTCAAACCTAAGTCGCTTTTTGTCGGTGTCGGTAGCGATGTCGTGGATGTCGTATAAGGTAGTTCCTTTGTTTAGACCTCCGGTGATTCTGAGTTTACCCAACCGGGTGCTCTCAGAGCTTAGAACTGTAACGGGAGACTTCTGAGTAAGGGTGATTTCTTTCTTACCAATGTAATCAGTAGCAAACGACTCAACCACCCCGGTATAACGCTCTGTGATTGTCGCCTGAGCCCCTGTAGAGAGGTTAAAGGCTGCGATAGACTTCGTTGAGGAGGTAACATTTTTAATAATAACCACATACCTCTCGTCTTGGTCGCGTTCGATGAAGTGAATCTTAGAGTTCGCGTCGAGAGACGCTGTTTCTAGTAGTGTGACGATGTGCTGACAACCCGGTCGTTTTTGGAGACCGTCCACGATGCTTGGCAAAGCGTTCTCCTGTTCCTCACACTGACCAGCAAAACGAATAGCGTCTGGCTGCTGTGAGACCCCTTGAATGAGGTTACTTACCGAGGTGTTGATTAAGGGCATTAGTAGATATTAGGGTTGCGGTGGACGCCCACACGACGGGCTACGTCCTCGCTGTCAAAGATGGTTCTGTCAGATGATTGAGAGTCTAGCTCCAGTAAACGAGCACGGGCTTGCATTTCATCCAACGCAATTAACGATTGAAGTTCTGTGCTTCCAATGATGCGACTTTGAAACACACGGGAGGCTCTAAGGGTAATGTAGCGTCTGGCTACTTCCACAAGCTCGTCCCATGAT